AGAAGAGACATACAACATTGTTGCTGCTCATGGATACTTCGGTAGATTAATCTTCCAGTATGCATCATTCAACAACAGTCGTTCTCTACACTTCTTCCTAGCTACATTCCCAGTTGTATGTGTATGGTTAACCTCTATGGGTATCTGTACTATGGCATTCAACTTGAATGGATTCAACTTCAACCAGTCTGTCGTAGACGCATCTGGTAAGGTTGTTCCAACATGGGGTGATGTATTGAACAGAGCAAACTTAGGTATGGAAGTTATGCACGAGCGTAATGCTCACAACTTCCCTCTTGATCTTGCATCTGCTGAGACATCTGAAGTTGCATTAGTTGCACCTTCTGTGGGTTAACTCGATGCTGAGGAGCACAAGCAAAAATGACTCATTTAGTTACTCTATTGACATCTAGACTCTTAAAGATACCTCACTCATATCATGGCATTTTAGAATTCAGTTTCTTTCTTGCAGTTGGAATCACAGCAGGTTCTTTGGGGTTGATATAAGTAGAATAGCTACATCATATAGAAAGGGATCTTCGGATCCCTTTTCTTTTGTCTAGACAAAATAAATAACCTGTGTTATACTGGGGTGGAAACACCCCCCTTTTTATGGATATTACTATCTACACCACAAAAGGTTGTCCTATGTGTGGTCATGCCAAAGAACTTTGTCGTAGAGCAGACGTTGAATATACTGAGATTGAACCAGGAGCACCAGGTCAAATGGAGAAATGGAAGTTCCAAGAAAAATTTCCTAACATACAGGGATTCCCCTACATTATTATTTCTCAACAAAACGAATCTGATATGCAGTTCATAGGTGTAATCGAGTTAGCTAAATTCTTTTTAAAGAAAGGTTTAGTATCTGCTGAGAAAAAATGAAAGAACTTAAAATAAATAAAGGCATAGAGCTCATGCTCAGGAGGGCAAAAGAAGAAACCATGCTACCCCGCAAGGGATTTATTATCTCTAAAGCGTTTACCCTCCTAAAAAGAAAAGTATTTTTTAACTTTGAACTTAGGTGGGAGAAAAAAGAAACTTAAGTTCGGAGTTGAACAATGACTGAAACATTACTTATCTACATCTCGGCAACAGCATCATTTTTATTTTTGGCAGTCGGGGTATTAGCAGGATGGACTGCTAACGAAGTGAAACACGACATGTTATATGCTAGAGAAACAGAAAATGAAATTCTCCACCCAGAGATGTATGATCAACAAGGACAATGGATCAACGAAGAATTACTCTCAGTTCGCTTCTTAGATGAAGACGAAGTTGAGGAGGAATAAATACTAATTACGGTATACCAATAGTCATGCAATTATTATTAAATGAAGTGCTGCAAAAGGTCAGCAATGCTAAGACCAAAGCACAAAAAATCAAACTGTTACAAGAATATAATACACCAGCACTCAGACAGATTCTGATAGCTAATTTTGATGAGAGTGTGATCTCTATGCTTCCTGAAGGGGATGTTCCCTACAAGCAGAACGATGCCCCTGAAGACACAGAGCATACAAAACTTGCCCATGAGTACCGCAAACTCTATCTCTTCTTCAAGGGTGGTGCAAGTGTCTCTCAGACTCGTAGGGAAAATTTGTTCATTCAATTACTAGAGGGTTTACATAAAGGCGAAGCTGAGGTATTATGTCTTATGAAGGACAGAAAAATCGGCAAACGCTGGAAAATTACCAGACAGTGCGTTGAAGAAGCCTTCCCTCAAATCGAATGGGGAAACCGTAGCTAATTACTAAATGAAAATCATTCATGAAAATTGTGATCCTAAAGTAGCAGAAGATCCTAAACTACCTTACACTGCATATCTTATACAATATTCAGATAAAGAAGTAGTTAAGTACGATCTTACTATAGGAGATTCAAAGGTTGAAATATTTGATCATTACTATGACAAATATAAAAATGTTATGCAGATGATTCAATCTAATGGTAGAATCAATCCTAAACTTTGGCAACAACCAAAGCAAGCTATAAAGAAACCTTCTCAACCTCCTCAACCCCCTAAGAAAAAGAAATGAGTGCAACACAAACAGGAAACTGGGCAATTTATTACAGACGACTTGATGATCCACAGAACTGGCACACAATGAAACTGTGGAGAAAGGATGGTGTACTGGTATCTGCAAAGACATATGATGATGTCTTTAAGTTCAATCGTTTCAAGGAAGCATTCGATTTCGCAAAGAATTTAGTTACTGGTAATGGAACTGAACCTGTTTATGATGCTGAGGTTCGTCGTGTTTGTAGAGCTAGAGGAACATCTTTTTATCTAGCAGGTAATTAAAACGGTATAAGGAAATACAAAAGCTTGACATAAATAGTATTGGTATGCTAACATACCTACACGTTCATCTCACAAGAGACGCAAGTAAGCCGACACGGAACGGGTTCGTTCATCCCTAACGGGACGCAAATGCCGACTGAAGGAACGGTCTAAACAACCTCATCCTACAGGAGAAAACCGATGGCACAAGTCACATATCGTGGTGTTCAGTATGACACCAACGACAGAAAGCAAGCAAAAGCACAACAGGTTACATTGACCTACCGTGGAGTTAAGTCTGAAAAGGAATTAGCTACTGCTTAGTCACTTACTTAAACCAAAAGCAGGGGGAACCCTGCTTTTTAATGGGTAGAAATACATAGGCAATAATATTCGTTTCAATATGTACATTCTAAGACACTCAGAAAATAAATAGTGGTAGAATTAAAGAGGTGTATCATGAACCCTTCGCACTTTTATTATGTGACTGATGTTAAGGAGGCAATTTATGCACAATGTTCTATCTCGCTCTCAGTTAGATGAGTGGCGTCACTTTGAAGATCCAATAGACTCATTTGGACAAGAAAACCAAAAGCTAAACGACTATTACGAATGTTTAATTGAGTCATCGTTACTAAATCAACATGAGGGTAAGAAAATATGCAAGCATATTCTTACCTAATATCTGAGAGGGGTTGCAACCCCTCTTTTTTTATGCTATACTGTTAGCATCTGTAACATAAATATGGATAGGGACAAACAAAAATGGACACTCAGACTGATTCAAAATATTCTGACGAACAACTTAAGTTGAGGGAGGATTGTCTAAAGATTCTTCTTAATAAATTTGGTGGTAGTTGCGATAGTCAGTCAAAAATATATAATTGTGCCGATGAGTGGTTATCTAAGGGGCACAAGATATCTAATGGCTTAGTTGCCTATTATAAGACCTACTATGAGACTAAAAGACCAAATCAAATTAATCAAATCAGCACTTAAAAAAGATCAATTGTATTCTGATGTAGAGCTATACTATATGAAGAAACAATTATACGAATCAAAAGAACTACTTAAACAAAAAAAACTAAGGAGGAAAAAAGGATTTAATAATGAACTCAGTGAAACTAGTAACAGTAACTCCAGAAGCGGAGAAGACAATGGGGTACGTGGCGAGAGTCAGCAACCCTAACAATCAGGACAATCCTAAGGTCGCTGGTCTTCTAAAGTATTGCATCAAACATAATCACTGGTCTGTATTTGAGCAAGCACACATGACTGTAGAGATTGAAACTACACGTGGACTTGCTGCACAGATACTAAGACACAGATCATTTACATATCAAGAGTTCTCTCAACGATATGCTGACAGTAGTTTACTAGGAAATACTATTCCTCTTCCTGCATTACGTCGTCAGGATGAAAAGAACAGACAGAATAGCATTGATGACATCGATCCATTAACACAGCAAGACTTTGAAATTAAAATGCAGAGACACTTTGTTGATGGAATGAAACTCTACAAAGAGATGCTTGATTCTGGTATTGCTAAGGAGTGTGCTAGGTTTGTACTACCTCTAGCTACACCAACTCGTTTGTATATGACTGGTAGTGTACGTTCTTGGATTCATTATATTGATCTACGTTCTGCACATGGTACACAGAAAGAACATATGGATATAGCTAATGCAGTTCGTGATGTGTTCGTTGAACAATTTCCTATTTGTGCTGAAGCACTGGAGTGGAACTAATGACTGAACCATATGATTTTAATACTGGTGTCCATACTAATGTACAGATCACAATTGATCTTAATGAATTAGTATGGGCAAGAGGTGAACATCTTAAGCAAGAGATGTCAGTCAATCAAGCAGAGTATCTTGCTGAGACTCTTCGTAGAACCTTGACTTGGGATACCATGTATGGTATGGTTGATCAAGCTATACTAGAGTTCTTTGAGAACCATGAGCACCCTGAGATATGGGATCCTCATTATGGTGAGATTCAACCTGAACCTGGTCGAGAAGCTGAATTAAATAGACTAGAGAAAGCAGCAAAGGAACGTGAGAAAGCAAAGCAACAATTTGAAATGGTTGATTTAGTATCACCAGCATGGACAATACAAGTACCTAGGAGGAAAAAGTAATGCCAACATATCCCATAATTAATAAAGAAACTGGAGAACAAAAGGAAGTAAAGATGAGTGTCACTGAGTGGTCTCAGTGGTGTGATGATAATCCTGATTGGAAGAGAGATTGGAGTGATCCTTCTACTTGTCCTGCCTCTGGTGAAGTGGGAGAATGGAGAGACAAGATGGCATCCTCACATCCTGGTTGGAAAGACATTATGAAGAATAAAGTTCTTCCCAAAGCAGAATACGTAGGTAACAAAACTATTACTGAAAAATACAGATACTAATATGCCTAGAAAAGCTAAGACAACTAAGTCACCTGGTCAAGGTATGACCGCTAAACAAAAGAAGAGACGCAAGCCTATAGGTGGTGAGCATATGCTTCCTATTGAACCTATCACTGATAACCAAAAGGTTTTCTTTGATGAGTGGGACAAGGGACAGATGCTATATGCTTATGGTGTAGCAGGTACAGGTAAAACATTCATTGCATTACATAAAGCATTGAAGGATGTACTTGATGATTACACACCATATGATAAGATATACATTGTTAGATCTCTAGTAGCTACTAGAGAGATTGGTTTCTTACCTGGTGATCATGAGGATAAGTC